CTGAGAGACCTGCAATGAGAGAGGCTCCAAGAGAAGAGCCTAAACAACAAATGGAAATGGATCTTGGTGAGCCTGAGGCTGCACCCAGGGGTCTTATGGCGAGGGTATAACTATGGGTTTTTTAGCAGGTGTTGTAGCAGAGATTAATCGCCAGGAAGACGCAGCCACTAGGGCTAATGAGTTCATGATGGGGTTGTTGGAGAAACGTAAGGCTGCAATCATTCCAGAACTATTGAGTAGAATAGAGGCTAGAAAAGAAGCAGCTACAAAAAGAGCAGCAAGAGTTAATAAAGCAGTTACTGATTTTAATATGTCTGAAGAAGCTGCTGCTATCTTGGAATCATCTGGGAAACTAGAGGGTATGATGCCTTACCTTACTAAACTTTTTGAAGGTACAGATGATAGAGGTTTAGCTTCAAGTCAAAGAATGAAGCTGATGTCTGAAGCACTAGTTGGAACAGTATCTGAAGAGAAACTAGCAGATGCTATGGAGTATGCATTTGACACAGGATACTTAGAGAATGGTCAGTCAGATCTACTCATTGAAGCTGTTTACTCAAATACAGAAGATGAGTTTGAAGATGTAATGGCTAAGTTTGCAGAAGCAAGTTCTGGTGGAGTGTCTGCACCTAAAATTGGCGTGGGTACAATTAATCCAAAAGCATTTGCAGGTATCTCTGAGAAGCAGGAACTAGCAGCTAGAAAGTCTATTGAAGCAGAGCTTGCCCCTACTCTTGGTGGTAAAGCATACTTCGATCCTGATAAAGGTCAGACAGTGTATGAGTACCCTGACCCAGATGCTGCACAAGCAATTATTCAGAATGGTGTAGCTGAGTTCCTAAGACAGTCAACACAAGTGTTCCAAATCAAAGACTCTATAGAGATTTCTCAGGGTGTTGCTCAAGATATTAATAAGTTGCTGAAGACTACAGGAAATTTAAATAAGGTTGCTGAGATGACTGAGTTTGAAATACCCACTGTAGACGTAACACAACCAGGTGGGTTCCCTAACTCAGAGATAGAGACTATTGTAGAACAATCTTCTCCTTTTGATAGATTTAATATAGGGGATCAATAGTAATGTCTGACTACTATGATATCTCAAAAAAAGAGATAGAGGGTGATCCTGACTTTATGGATTACGTGGATAACGAAGACTTTCAAGCAGACCTTGTTAGATTTTTTTCTGGTGGTAGATATAAATACACTGTGGATCAAATGAAAGAGAAAGGTTTTGAAGGGCTTGCTAAAGACTTTGTAGAACACATGAGGTTCCAGGGTTGGAACGAAGTCACTGCTGCACGAGACCTAAACTATGTTCGTAACAAGGACATGGATGAAAGAGGTAAGCAAGCCTTTGGTAGATTAATCAAAACTTGGGATGGATCATCAGGGGCAGGTGTTGATTTTGGTGAATCTGTAGGCGACTTCTCTGAAGCAATCCTAAAAGCACCATCCACTTGGGTGGGCTTTGCTAGTTTTGGAATTGGTAAAGCACTAGCTAAAGGTGGTAGTGCTGTGTCTAGTCTTGTTCTTAGAGAGTCTTTGGATAAAATATTAAAGCAGAAAGTTGCAAGTGCTACTGCAAAGATAGCTTCAAGACCTGCACTAGCTGCTACAACAGAAGCAGGTATTGGTGTTGGTACTGGTGCTGCTCTTAGTGGATTTCAAGGACAGAAAGAAGGAAAGACAAGGGAAGAACTTGGAATAGGTCCAGAGTACACTGGTCGAGATCTTGCTATTGATGCAGCGATAGGTGCTGTTACTGAGGGTGCTTTATCAGGTGCAGGAGGATATCTTTCAGGTTATCTTGGTAGAAAGAGATCACAGACTGTCGAATCTGTAATGAAGGAACGAGGGGATGCCTTTAAGCAACAGGCAGCAGAAGGTCTTAAGAATGCTAAGGCTACCTTCAATGATCCAAGTGTGACTGATGAGCAAAGAGCAGAAGCAATGAAGATCATTGCAGACTTAGATGATATCTACGCTGCTCGTGCAGGTAAAACAGATGGTATAGGTAGTGCTTTTAAACAGGCAGCAGGTCTGGGTGGTAGAAAGATTAAAGATCGTCTTGATCCTGCTCGTGTTGAGCATGGAAAAGCTTTGCTTAAAGCTATGAATAATCCTGACTCAGACACAGTATTTAGCTATGGTCTGTCTGCTCACACTATGAGGGGGGTTGCTGCAGCATTCATTGATATCAGTAAAGAGTTCAACGTAGAAGGTGGGCGTGTAACTGAAGCCATTGCTAACAGACTACGAGATGGTGACGAAACTGTATTTGATTTCTTAGACAATGTAAGAAAGAAGTATGGTTTATCAAAAGAAGAGTTCTCAAACATCTACCTGTCAGAAGTTTCAAGAGCAGGTCAAACACTGGGATTCCTCAGTGGTATTAAGAGAGGTGTAAGTTCTCTTGGAGGTAAGGCAACAGAGGGGGGTGCTGCGCCTACTAACTTAGACCTGTTGTTTGCGAATGGTTCCTCTTCTTTAACTGGTGACCAAGCGAAACAAATTACTGCTGCTGCTGTGAGAAACACTGAAGGATCTTTTGCAGGTAACCTTGCAAGAGACTTGGATAACCTTCGTGTCTCAATCATGACATCTCAACCTGCTACTACAGTAAGAAACGTTACCAGTACTGGTCTGCTTATTGGTGCTGATATGTCTGACCAAGTATTCAAGGCTATCTTTAAAGGTATTACTGGTGACACAAAAGCTATTAAAGATATTATACCTCAGACAACTGCGATCCTAAGGGGCATGACCTTTAACAAAACAGAGGCAGAACTTCTTAGAAGAGTTATCCTGGAAGAACTTCCTGCAGAAGCAATGAGCTTATATAACAATGCTTCACGAATTGAAATGGGAATGGAAAGTAATAGTGTCATTGCTAAGGTGGCACGAGGTGTGAACGTTGCAAACACACTCACAGATACTGCTCTTAAAGAAGCAATCTTTTATGGTAGTTTGGATAGACAATTCAGAGATAATGTAGCAGTAACAAAAGATGGTATTACATCAGGTACATTATCTGATTGGCTAAAAACAAATAAGTCTCTCGAAGATCTACCAGCAGGTGTTTCTCTTGAGGAAGCTATCAAAGACGCCAACAGAATGACAATGCAGGACACATTCAAAGGTGATACCTCTGCAGTAGCTGTCACAACAAGAGCACTTGTAAACACGAATAGAAAAGTTCCATTTCTTGTTTCTAGTTTCTTAGGTATTCCTTTCCCACGTTACTTGGGTAACCATGTTCAAAGACTTATGGAATACACTCCTGTCGTTGGTGAGATTGCGCACAGAACAAATATAATTAAGAGTGATGGAGAACAGATCTTAAATCCTTTAGCCAAGGAGTCCTACGATGCTACTAGAATTGCAAGACAGGCAACTGGTTTCACTATGCTTGTTGCAGGTGGTTACATTGCAGAAAACTACAGGGAAGGTGAAGTAGACTGGGGTTCTTTAAAGGATCAGATTGGCTCTCAACAAGATCTAAAACCTATCCTTGGACCTCTTATGCTACACGCCTATGTAGGTGACCAAGTATACAGAGCAAAAGAAGGTTTACCTACATCTTATGGGGATATGGAACAATTTACTAATGACATGGCAGATGTTCTTGGTGGTATTCCAGAGTTCTCTTTTGACTTAGGTATAGCAACAGCACCTTTGTATGGTGTAGTATTTAATAAAGACGATCCACAGGTTATGGATAGACTGTATAGATCTGTTGGTGACTTTGTAAATACTTACACAATGCTTGCTGCTCCTGCCAGAGATTTAATTGGGCAGGTTGATTATGATCAAGCAGGAAGCCCTTACACAAGGCCACTGTCTAGACAAGATACTATTGTCACTGGTAGGGAGTTCGTTGGACCTGGACTACAGGAGGGTATCAATAGAGCAACTAGAAGTTTACCTGACCTGAACTTTATCCAGTACACACAGTCATTTAATGGTGAGAATGGTATTCCTATCTATGACTTTGATAGTCCAGTTGCGAGGGGTAAGGTAGACCCTGCCTTAAAACAATTCACAGGGATAACTGCTGAACCACCTATGACAGAACTTAGAAAGAACATGACAAGGTTTGGCCTTAAGAACTGGCAGATCTATGGTAACACAAGATTCAAGAATGCTGTCATCGACTATCACGTAGAAAGAAATCTTGCCAAAGGTGTTATTGTTGATGGTGAAGTGAAAAGAGAATCTATAAACAAACAGTTTATGAACTGGTATAAAAACACACCAATCGAAGGGTTGAAGGGTGAGCCAGTCTGGAATGATATTCCTGATGACAATCCTATTAAGAAAAAAATATTAGAAAATTGGATTCTAAAGAAGATTGAAGCAGAGCAGAAGGACGTTCAGGTTGAGTTTGAAAACTACTTAAGGGCAGGTAGTAGGTCTGGTGTTCGTGGATTTGTAAGAGAAAACTACAGAATACAATCTTCTACGAAAGAAGGCAGGGGTAAGCTTGATGATGCTACCATAAGTCTTACTGGTGGTAGGTTCCAAACAGCAGATGATTACATTGGTAGTTCTGAAAGTATCCCTGATGAAATAAACAGAAGGCTTGCATTACTTAAGCAAGTGTCAGCTATCAAACCTTTAGACCTAAACATTATTGACCAGTAAAAGAAAACCCCCAGGGATTAACTGGGGGTTTAGTTTAAGACGATTTATCTTTAGTCTTTTTATAGTCAAGCATCAGACAGGAATAACAGAATGCTTGATCAACGATCTCGTCTGATCGCATATACTTCCCAGAGGCAAGTAACCCTGACAAGGCTGCTCCTGCGAAGTAATCCCTAGCAGGTATTTCACCACTAGGAATCTCTGATTTAATGAACTCTTGGGCTTCCTGCTCAAGGGTTTTCTTTTTTGGTGGCCTACCTCTTGGCCTCTTTTGTTCTGTCATGCTACCTCTATTAGTTGTTTGAGATACCACTCAGCCTTCTCCAGATCTTGGGCACCATTCTTGTAACGCCATCTGTGCATGTACTTTGCGATGTTACCTCTGAGGTAACCAATGTATTCTTCCCTGGTTAGGAAATCTTTGATGTAGTCAATACATTCTATCTCGCCTTGACCATAGTGGCTTGGTCTCTGTACTGGATCAAACATATCCTCACACTCTCCACATATACCATTATCATCTAGTAAGTTATCACAGTCAGGGCAGTAACTCATACTTTCACCACATGTCTTGCGTGTTCTTTAACGTAGTTGAGGGGAAGGATAGTCATAAGATCTTCTCTTTCTCCTCGTGTGTACAAACCAAACTCACCTCTGTAGTATTCAGTACATCTTTTTCTCAGGTCTTCGATTATATCCTCAGGCTTCAACAGATAAAAAGAATCAGATGATCTGACTGCAATTAGTCTGTCGATTCCATTTGGAACACCCCAACCTTTTTGAGGTTGCATCTTTGGTGGTCTCTTAACTGTACGTAGTTCCCACCAGATTGTAAAATCTATTGGGCCTCTTCTGTACTTTCTTTTAGCAGCCTTGACATCAACCCTACCAAACTCTTTGTCAAGGACATCCCAGTGCTCATTACGATCTTCGTCCAGTGTTGCTTTGCGTATGAAGTTGTTGCCACGTAAAGAGATAAACTCTTCTTCTGCTGCTCTACCTTCTGCAAAATTACCTGCGTTTCTAAATCTTCTGGTCACTTTCCTTGTCCTCTATAAGGTTTGGTAGATCTACGTTTGTGTTTGTTCATAGATCCATATTTAATAGAGCCTACTCTCTTGGATTGAGAAGTCTTTTTCTTTAGGGCTTGGTGAGAGTTAGCTGATGCACCAACGATCTGAACCTTAGCCATCTAGATACTCCTTTAGTTCTGTGTAACCACCTACGTGTGCGCCTTTCATATTGAAAACTTGAGGCACAGTTTTTAGTTTAGAAAGATTAAGAAGAGTTAGTATCCAACGACTACTACCACTACTCATATTATATTCAGTAAATGGTAACCCATGTTTACGAAGTAGTTCTTTTGCTTTAGTGCAGTAAGTACATCCGTCAGTACTAATTATTATCCACATCTTTCCTCCACATTAGTTCATGTAGCAGTTTCTTCTGCTCGTAATCAGACATTATCATCCAGTCACGTATTTCGTCAAGTGTTCTTTTACACCCCACACAAAGACCTTCTTCAATACGACAGACCTTTATGCAGGGTGAAGGGACAGTGCCCAGTTTCTTTCTACGTTGCCTATTCACACTGACGTAGACCAGTAGCAGGATCAAAGTAGCAAGCACCACCTTCATCCACATAGTCCTGTGTCTCTTCTACTGCTTCCTCTTCGACTACTTCCTCAGAGGTAGAAGCATTCAGGATACCATAACGTTTACCTGCTGCTCTGAATGTTGTGCAACCAGAAGACCCACCATCGTAAGCATCCATGTAAACTTTCTTGAACTCTTCCCATGTTACATCTTCACCAACGTTACATGTCTTAGAGCAAGCTGAGTCAACAAAACGAGAAGCAACATTCAATACTTTGACGTGATCAAACACTGACAGTTCGTCTGCAGTCTTACCCTTCACACCAAAGACACGATACCCATAGTCCTCTACTCGTTCAACCTTGGGTCCATCGAAGGTTTGGATAGTTCTGTCGTAGTAATGTGAGAAGACTGGTTCGATACCTGAGGATACGTTGTCTGCTGACAGACTGATAGTTCCTGTTGGAGCAACAGAAAGCAGATGGCTGTTACGAATACCATGATCGCTAATGAGATTACGAATGTCATCAGGAAGAGACTTAGCAAAGTCACTCTCCAGATAAGCCTGAGTAAAGAGAGGAAATGGACCTTTCTCAATAGCCAACTCAACAGATGTACGATACGCCACATTCCTAATCACCCCCATGATTTCTTCGAGGGTCTGCAGGAATCTTTCACTGCCATACTCAAACCCTAGTGCTTCGATAGCATTTGCTACCCCAGTAACACCAAGGCCCATACGTCTTTTACTCTTGGCTTCTTGCTCCTGTTCTTTCAGTGGATACGTTGCTCTATCTACGACATTATCCATAGCTCTTACGACATGTGGAATGTCATTACGTAGTTGGTTCATGTTAAAGACATAATTACCATCATGCTCTACTACATACTTAGTCAGGTTAAATGAGCCAAGGAGACATGCACCATTGGGTGGTAGTGGTTGCTCACCACATGGGTTTGTTGCAGCAATCTTTTCTGCGTACCACAGGTTGTTCTTCTTATTGATACGATCAATGAAGAGGATACCAGGCTCTGCCCAATCCCATGTAGAACGTAGGATCTGATCCCATAATGCAGTAGCACTGACAGTTTTGTAGACACGTCCTTCAAACTTAAGATCAAAGTCTTTGTCTTCTTTCACAGCAGTCATGAACTCGTCAGTCACACCTACAGAAATGTTGAACTGTGTCAGTGTATCAGAGTTGTTCTTTGCTGTGATGAACTCTTCAATATCAGGATGGTCTACACGTAACACACCCATCTGTGCCCCACGTCTGTGACCTGCTGATGCAATGGTACGACAGACAGCATCAAAGATACCCATGAAAGATAGAGGACCAGAGGACTTAGAGTCCAGTGACTTGATCATTGTGCCACGAGGACGCAGTGTACTAAAGTCATAGCCAATGCCACCACCTAGTCTCATGGTCTCTGCTGCACGTCTTGCTGCTTCCATAATACCATCCATGCTATCCTCAATAGTCATAGACACAAAGCAGTTGTAAGGTGTCACACGTCTTGGTGCACCCATTGCTGACTGTACACGTCCTGCAGGTAGGAACCGTTGGTTGTATAAGATGTTACGAAAGTTATTGAAGTGTGATTCATTATCCTTCAGTGCTTCAGCAACACGAGTCATTGCCTCACGAAATGTTTCACCCTTGCTACGATACTTCATAGCATGGATTTCTTCTGAGATTGCTAGTGTTGGGCCATATACTTCTTCGTAAACATCTTTCATCTGTTGTCTCCTGATCCTTTTAGTTTTCCACGTCTTTGTCTATCGTCTAGCTTGGCAATGTTTAGCTCTATTACTTCCTGCAATCCCTTGCCATAGATGTTGGCTAGTGCAGTAGCATAGAACACTACATCCCCTAGCTCTTTCATGATCTCTTCATTCTGAAAACGAGAACTATCACGAATAAGTTTTTTGATCTTTTCTGCCACCTCTCCTGCTTCTCCCACAAGACCAAGTGTATTCTCTACTAGTCTTGCCTGACCTTCAGTCATAATCTTTTTCTCCACCCAAGCAGAGTAAAGATCAGCCCAGTCTACCTCGTCACTACTTTCAAAGTTTTCGTAGTAACCAAAGTTTTCTAAGTCATCTCCACTTATCATTTATCTTTCACCTCTATCTCTACGACTTCAATATCGTCAATGTCATAAATAGTGTCCTGAAGAATTTCTTCAAGACTTCTTTCAATACTATCTGAAGCAATAAAGTTTGCCTCAGGATCTAACTCTATCAGCATTGTTACTTCAAACAACACAGGAACCTCCAAGTTATATAGCCTAAACTAATTACGTCAACAATTATTCGTTCAACCAATCGTCAGGGATTGATTTATCTGCGTACTTAAATCCATATTTTTTGCACCAGTCACCATAGGATGACTTGGCACCTTTATATAATTTTGCTCTACTGTTTTGAAAAACAAAACGAATATCCAGATCAGGAAACTGCTTCTGGATTTCACGATGTTTGCGTCTATCATTTGAGACAAATCGTCCCTTTGTTTCTATGATGATACCATTGGATAAAACGAAGTCAGGTGTATACGTTCTGACTTTTAAGTCAACCCACTTAATCTTTTCCTTCTCGTAGGTAAACTTAATTCCTTTAGATCGTAGCTCTTTTGCTACATCATCTTCAAAGCCAGAACGATAACCTGCCTTGAGTGCTGCTGCACTAAACTTCTTTCTGTTCATTGTAGGTAAGATCCTCTGGTACGTTTGGTTTCTTAACCACATCTACCAGGAGCACGTCACCATTACCATAAACAAATCGTCTGGCCTCAGGCCAACACTTCTTGTTGAACTCACAGAATCCACAGGAAGGATGTAGCTTTGTGTTGGGGCTAGTCTTTGACTGGGGTACAGGCTCGAAGCCTCTGTCAGGTATGTCACCTGCTACCATCTGCTTGACTTGCTCTACCTCTTTCTCCTTTTGCTCTAGCTCAGGAGTGAAGTCATAGACATCAAGACACAGTGTGCCATTGACTTTATCAACAACAAGGAAAGCCCCATGTGTTTTATTTGTTACCAGTGGATCGTCCTTGGCTGCGTACACATAAGAACTAAGCTGACTGATGTACCCAAAAGGATCATCCTCCCTCAGGTTACCTTCAGCAAACTTCTTGAATGAGTAAGGAGATGCTGACTTAACATCCACTGTCATGCCATCAATGACTGCATCTCTGTGACCTGCCAGATCATTGATACGCATACGATCCTGCTGCCCTGTTACAGTGTGACCAGAGGCTTCTACAATAGAGAGAACCAACTCTTCAATCATGTCACCATAAAAGAACTTAAGCAAATCCGATGGAGCAAGAGGCTTTGCTGTCGCAGTCTCGTTAATCTTATACCATAGTTTTCTTTTGCATGGACTACCAATAGAAGAGAACGACAGATACCCTCTTGGTTTCTGTGGTGCTCTGAATCTTGAGGTAGCTGCTTTGCCAATGCGTTCACCCATACCCAGGCTAATTAAGTGATCCCAACCCTTGAGTCCAAGGATGGTGTCTTCCATATCTTTAATGAGTGTGTCGATGCTTGGCATGTCTTATCCTTTTTGGTTGTACCCCCACCCAGTTAAGGGTGAGGGCTTTCTTCTAGGGAAAGGAAACAGGGAAACCTAGAAGGGGATAGAGTCCTGGGGTTCCTGGGAGGAGGTGGAAGACGATGAACCACCAGAACTAGAGTGGTCTGTGAACATTGAACGTGGTTGGGAGGGGCCACCTTCTGATTCATAAACCACATGCTCAAGGATCTGGACACCTAGTAAGCGTGTACCTGTACGTCCAGTACGTGTAGGATAAACTTCTACCTTCACGATACCTTCACTGCCATTACCAATAAGACCCTTCTCTTGTAGGTTCCAAGCCTTACCAGTTACGTCAGCAACGATAGGTGCGCCACCCATCCAGTCCTGTGCGCCTGTATGAGGACGTGACACTGTGAGTTTGTACCCATCAGTAACTTCCTCAATCTTTTTCATGCATCCTGCTTTCTTCAAAGCATCTGCAGTCTCTTTATCTGTGGTGACAGTAACCTTGTACTCACCATCAGTTTCTTTATTCCACTCAGCACGATCACGATTGGACTCAAATACTTTTGCCCAGTCCAACTTGCCCTTGATGTCGATTTGTGTAGCTGGCATAATGCCCTCCTTTATTTTGATAACTGTTATGTAATTCTAGTTGAACAGGATGTCAATGGGTCTCTGCCCAATTTTTTCCTACGTCATACGATCCTGGTGTAGGTATCTTGAATCCTAGTTCTTTGCCTGTCTCAAGCATACAGTCTGCCTGTATCTGACCAAGACGTTTAGCTTCTTCTTCTGTACCTATAACCTCCACCTGATATTCGTCATGAATAAAACCTACCATCTTGAAGTTGATCCCTTCCTTACGTGCTACGTCATGCCAACGTAGGAGGGTGTGCTTCATGAGGCAAGCCTCACCATTCTGTAGGATACCTGCCAGTGCCTTGTGTGTGCTAGGCACCTGTACCTTACGTCCATCGTATCCTTTGAACCAACCATTCTCACCAACGTCTTTGATGTATCTGTTCTTCAGTTCGTAGAGACCACCAATGCTCTGCTCAAAACGAATACGTGCGTCCTGTGCTTCCTTCTTGTTGACCTTCAATATCTGTGCAGTCTTAGCTACACCTGCACCTAGCAGCCATGCGTAGATAAAAGTCTTAGCCATGTCTCGTGTACCATTTGGGACAGCAAGAGCATTCTTGTTCACGTTGTGGATGTCTGTTTCATCCTCTTTCTTACCAAGCATAATGGCTTGCGCATACTGATCCTCTCCAAACATACGCCAGAGGTAATCAGCAAGCACACGTAACTGAATGCCATCAGCATCAGTACCAACCAACCAAGAGCCTGAGGGTACAGTCCAACAAGCTCGTAGGTGTACATCATATTGCTTCTTTACTTCTTCTACTGCTGTCTTTGCTTCCCCATGAAAAGGAGAAGAGATGTTAGCAGTGTTAGGGTCTTTGTGTGCGCAGCGTCCAGTCCATGCACCAATGCTCTGTATCCTACCATGAATACGAGAGTCATCTCTGCACTGCCCTATCCACTCCACCAGTGAGGAACGTCTACCTTCTAGTGTCAGCCACTGGGCTAGAGCCTTTGCGCCCTCAGGGGCTGTCTCAGGCAGTGTGCTAAGGTTGTCCTCTGATACAGTAAAACCATATCTGTCTAGCTGTTCTTTCTTCTGATCGTAGAACTCCTGATCCATAGCCTCGACTGACTTACCATAAGGGTCACCAACCTGCTTACGTGCAAAGTTGATAGCTGTCTTAGTTCTATCCACTGGGTTCCAACCTGCAGACCAGAGTGCATCAATACGATCCTTAGAAGAACCAGGGTTGAACTCAATCCAGTCATGACACACTAGGTCTTCACCTTCTCGTGTTGTCATAGCGTATCTTTCCTTGGCTTTAGTAACTGTAGCCATTTCACCTCCATCCTTCTTGAGGCGATACTTAATCCTGTTGACCTCAGTCAGCTTAGGTGGGAAGTCTACTTGGAATTGTTCTTCAAGGTGTTTCATCTTCTGTTGAACTGAGTTGAGTAGGAACTCTGCCTTGTTCTTGTCGAAGAAGAAACCATAGTACTGTGTGCGTACCAGTTCTATCTGTACGTTGTGCTCAGTCCTTAGAGAAAGTGACCAATCATTATCCCAAATAACAGAAGAGAAATGTTCGTAAAGAGCATGAGTAACCTCGATGTCTCCATACCAGTATTCAACCATTTCATCACTGAACTTATCAAATTCATGGAAGTCTCCTTTATGTTTACCTAGTCGTATGCCCCAAGCCTGTAGGCTGTGAGGAAACTTAGCACCCTTGGGTGTGTCAATGTCATAGTCCACCAACCGACTAATGATCAGTGTGTCTATAACTTTCTGTGGGTCTATGAGTCGAGGCTTCAGTAGTTTGTTCAGCATGGGTGCATCAAACTGTATGAAGTTGTGACCAACGATTAGGTCTGCTGACTCATACCATGCAATGGCTGCTGCCTTAGCTACTGGATCTTCGTGGCAGTTCTCAAACTTGTGCACTTCACCAGTAGAAAGATCCTTCCCACCACAAAGCCACAGCTTATCACTGCCCTCTAGCCCATTAGTTTCTATGTCACTGATGACGATCTTCATCCCTGAAACACTGCCTCCTCCAGTATTGTAGTCTCAGGATCGTAATATACTGACCCTGCGTTGCCTAACTTAGCGAAGGGTCTGTTCTTGTCAACGATGAACTGTGTGGTGTTACGTACCACCTCATCATCTGATTCAGTATCACGTTGTAGTTTGATACAGATGATTGCCTCTTCCTCAAGGGAAGCTGCGTACTTGGTACGTCCATCCTCGTTTACCTGGGAGATGAAGACTACACCAATATTCAACTCCTTAGCAAGCTGCGCCATGCGTGAGCCTAGTGTGGTCAGTGTGCTTGTAGCTGCATCAACCCCAGAGTTTGACAGGTAGGCCAAACGTTGGACGTGATCTATGAAGATGTACTCTGCACCATAGACTGTGGATGCTAGGCGTACATATTCAAGAAGCTGCATAGGATCATCGTGTGACTGCATCTCAAAGATGATTGTGCTCTCACCACCTGCCATCTTCTGCGCTGCAGCAATGACCTGTTCCTCAGAGAAACCTGTAGCAATGGCATCCTCTTTGGTACGCACATTCCAGCCCAGTTCGTAGGTTGCCATAGCACGATAGGTGGTGGACTTCATCTCTTCCATGTGGAGGAGGGCCACTCGTGTCTGTTGCTTCAGTAGGGCAACCTCAAAGTATCTGACTAGCTCAGTCTTACCCTGACCACGTAGTGCCTTGATGAATGTCAGGCCACCCTTGACTAGGCCACGTAGCTTATCGTCTAGGCCAGTGTGACCTGTGGGTACGTACTCGTAGGGGTTCTCAGTTGTGATAGCTTTCTCAACTTCAAGATCACCTACAAAGAAGTTGTCAGGGCTGAAACGTTGAGGCTTGAGTGCTGCCCACTTCAGGTCATCTCCATCACCTTCCATCAGGAACTCGTTGGCATCCTTCCACTTGGACATAGGTACGTAGTAGAACTTGTCAGGCATCATGCTGTACAGTTTCTGTGCTGCACCTTTACCTGCTGCGTCCAGTTCACCTGCGTAGACTACCATCTCAAAGGCATTCAAGTATTCAAAGTTATCTTTGATAAACTTCTCTGACAGGCTTGCACTGGGCAGTGACTTCACAGGGTAGGACTTACCTAGTACCTGATAGAGACTAGCTGCATCGAACTCACCCTCTGTGATGTAGATACGTTTGCTTGATCCTGCATTAAAGTCAGGGCCAAACAAATCAGTGGGTGCGCCACGTTCTTTAGTCCAGAACTTCTTCTCTTCATACCCACGATACTTTACATTGTTAGGGTACTTGAAAGCGTAACGCACTGGGGTGTTGTTCTCACCATACTGCAGTTGGATGTTGTATAGTTTGGCTACGTCTTCATCCAACCCACGAATGTCGTTGAACCTACCAGTAATAATCTTGGTGTTACGTAAGTCTACCTTTGGTGGAGGGGGAGGGTAGGTTCCCTCTGCCCAGGAAAACATCTTGTCCTTACCTGGGTATCCACGCCCACATGAATGACACTTACCTACTTTAGACAAAACATTATAAGCAAAGGCATCACTGCTTGCGCAGTCCTCGAAGGGACATGGCTGATGTGTTATCTCGTTGCTGCTGTTCACTGCTTGCATTACACTGTTCCTTTTCTTTTGCTGCTTGACGTTCTTCCTTCGTCATAGCACGAATCTTGCTTCCTTCAGGTAGCTTCGTCATCTTCTACCCCAAACTTATACTCTGTCAGATCGTCTGCTTCATACTTTATATGGTCTTCGATGAAGTCATATACAACCTGTAAGTCTAACTTTGCTGCTGCGCAGTACAACACTAGCTTCAGCCCTTCCTCCTGCAGTAGCTTGGCACAGTTCTTATCAAGGTGGAACTGGTAGGTGGCACTACCATCCTCGTGTTCCTCTACTTGCTCTACTCCAATCATTCCAGTCATTTCTTTCTCCTAGCTCTACGTGGAAAGCTTTCTGTGTTCCACCCTTTACTTATCTGTTCTCTTGCCCAGGAATGTGAGATCCCCCAGTGCCTTGCAGCTTCTGCTATGTTGATGAAGTCTTTACCATATAGCCTACACTCTATCTGTTTCTGTTTCTGTGTTGGCTCATACTTAATACGAATGTGAATTGGTTTATCTCTTGGTTGCATTTTCACCTCCTATTTCAATTTATATTTAAAGACACACAGGCCAAGGATGCAGGATGGTTACCAAGGTTATGATAAAGTTTAACCTGTGTGCCTATAGATATAAGTTGGCCCACCCTGTAGGACTCGAACCTACAACCTACTGCTTAGAAGGCAGTTGCTCTATCCAGTTGAGCTAAGGGTGGTATCTCTCAGAACATAGGTTCCCAAACTTCACCTTGTTCTCTACGTTTCTTTGCGTCCTCTAACTGTGGCTTCAGTAGGTCAGCGAGATCAAGTTGATTGTCCCACTCGTAGTCATCTATCTGTCGTGCCAGTTCAGAGATATATTTCTCTAGGCTGATTAGTCTACCTTCAAAAGTTCTGGTCTGTATCATGTTAATCTCCCAAGCCAGTGTGTTACGTCATCGTGTGGATCATCTGTCCATGTAGTCCTTGTCAAATTCAATCTCAATATCCTTCCCTGTTAATTGAGAGAATGCTTTGACCACTTCCTTACTACCTTTCTCAAACCCTTCATCATATGCGTCTGCTATGTCTTCCTTGTCTGTGTACTGTCTGTACAGGAAACCTGCCAAGAAAGATAGGACTACAAGTAAGATAGTAATAGGTTCTGGTATGTAGATATTCAATGGTAAATCCTCAAATCTTTTTGTTTCTTCCACTCATGAAACTGTTCTGCTGTTAGTCCACTTTCTTCCATAAATTCTTGTAGATCGTAGACTGATTCCATCAGTTCAGTATTTGTAGTCATAATTCTTTTCATTAAGTCTTCTGTGTCTTCCTCATTCAACAACTGTAAAACTTTTCTGTAGTCTTCATCTGTCACCATGTCCTCCTTGTTTTCCAGTAGACCCAACACTCAGAGCAGTGCCCCTTGCCTAGGACTACATCAATCAACCAAACAATATTAAATCTTTTATCTCTTTTCCATTGCCAGTTTCTAGCACTGAAAGTTTGGTTGTTACTACCACCTAATACTACATTGATTAGAACACTAAGAGCAGTCACAACTCTAAACCAGTAGGGCTTACCTGTAGTATACACTTTAAGTTCCTTTCCTTAAAGTATTACTAACAGTATTTATTATCTATAAGAGATAAAAGATATAAGTTTTAACTGTTAGTAATACTATTAGTATTAGTTATATTGATCCTGTTTCGTTTCAAGTATGACAGATTGTCTCACCACCCAATAAAAACAAGTAACCCTACGTAACCTACGTTTAGTGCTATCGCTATTATCTCGTAGGTCTCCATCAGGATCTACCCTTTTTCATCTTAACTGTGAAACCATATGAGGTATAAACTCTCCAGAGTTTGTTTGCCTCTTCCATTGTTTTGACTAGGTGATTTGCAATACGCAAACCACCCTTGTCTGATATGATTAGATCAACCCACATTAGTCTAGTCTCGAATCTGCGTAGGCTTCTAGGCCATAGGCTTTGAGTACTGTGGCTGCAGCCTGTGCACCTGCATGTTTGCAGTCAATGTTCTGGAAGCCACAGTTGCTAGGGTTCCACCACTGGTAGGCTTTACCTGTCCAGTCCTTCTTGAGACCTAGGGCTGTAAGAACTTTACGTTCTTCACGTCCCAGTTTTGTG